GCAAGTACTATCTTTGAGCCTCCGTCAATTAGTTCTAATGATCCACCTGATACGATCGGTGCATTTTTAATTAAATAATAATCCAAAGATGATCTTCTAATAAAAGCATCTACTTGAATAGTTGAAGTTGTAGTATTAGCCATTCTAACACTAATTAAAGTATCAAAACTATTAGCAGCTCCATCTAATGCATCTACTGCTGAAGTTCCTGTGTTTCTTGTTAAATAATTTCTGAAATTTTGTGCCATAATTTATTCCTTATACTACAAGGCTATTGACATTGCAATCACGAACCCTGCTGTTACTCCTCCACTATCTGCCCATTCAGGTGCTGTTGCTCCTGAATTTACTTGAAGAATTTGACCAGCTGTTCCTAAAGCTAAACGAGCTGGAGTGTTAGCTGCTGATGCGTAGGGTACATCTCCTTGAGTTGTTAATACCATATCAATTGTTTTGTCTGCAGGAAAAGTACAGAATACATCTAATGTACTTGTTCCACTTGTATTAAAATTTATTTTTGTAGTATCTCCTGCAGAGTTTGTAATAACAGTATCTCTTTGTAAAGTTGTAGACGCTGAAAGAGTTCCTAAACCTACTTCAAAATTTGCAGTGCCTTGTTCAAAGATAGCATAATAAGTAGTATTGGAAGTTCCAATACCACTATTAAATGTTAAAAAACCAGTAACCGCACCTGCAAGCGTAATATCACCTGTTCCTTGTGTTGTACTAGTTTCTTTTACTCTGTCGTTTAAAACCAAAGCCATAAATTTTTTCCTTAACTCATACTAATAATTGCATTAGCAGGTGTAGCAGGATCAGGAAACGTAATAGTAAAAGTACCATTCGTTGCTGTCTTGTTACCACCAAAATCTAAAACCACTACTAGTCTATTTGCTGTACCATCAACTGTATCCGTATTATATATCGCTGCAAAAGCTGCAGTGAAAGATGCACTAGTATAACTAACATTATCAAAGTCTACTGATGCAACTGCGGTGCTTGCTGCAACTCCAAGATTTGTTAATGTTTTAACAGAATAGTTAGTGCCACCTGTTGTATCTACTTCACCATTACCAGTTCCTAACAAAGCAACTGTTGATGAAGTTGTATATGGATTAGTTGTATACAAAGAAATTTTAAAAGTGTTTCCTCCAGAAGCTTGAAAGTCGTGTTGACCAGAGAAGAGAGCACCTCTAAAACTAAACGGTATTATATTTGCCATATTGTTTTATCTCCTTAATTAACTTGATGGTGGTTTAACGTTAAGTTGAGCGCGAACTTCACCATCTTGATATTCGTCTCTGCGTCTGATACCGATTTGCTCGATAGCGTACGATTCGATTGCTTGTCTATAAGCCTGTGAGTAGTATTGTAACATATCCTGCGGGCCTTTCAAGTATGCATATGTATTTACCAGACAAGCGTACAAAAGTAAATCTTGATATTTATTTGACAGATAAGTTCCAGTTGTGGCTGGAGCAGGATTAGACGTCGTATCTGTTATAGTTTCTGGTTCTTTATCATAAGCTAGTGTAATTTCATAAGTTTTATCAGGTGTAGGAGCCACCACCCAAAAAGTTTCATCCCAATTAGCGTAATATTTTGGAATATCTACAGCAGAAGTTCCAGGTGTAGAATAGTATTCTGCCATAAAACTAGTGTCTCTTTGCTCTAAATAATATTGATTTCCCGTTTGATCTTTAAATTGTACATATCTAATTGCTCTTAAATCAGATGGAATAGTCACATATCTGTTTCCAATAATAGCATTTGATGTTGCATAAAATACATTTTGATCTGTATCTATTTCTCTATAAATTTTATTTTCAGCATTTTTAATAATAGTTGCTAATACAGAATCAGTTAAAACTTTTGGAGTTGTAGCTCCATTATCTACTTCTGTATATCCTCTAATATCAGTTCTTAAATTATCTAAAGTGTATGCCATTATCCGTTTACTACCTCTAGTGTTACTGGTCCTGCAGAACAATTATCTCCGCCGCCAGATACTCCACCACTTGTAGCAGAGCTTGTGCTTGTTATATAAAAATAATTTATTGGATCTGTTAATGCATCAGAAGTAGTTGCACCAGTTACAGTGCCAGATGAATCTATTTGACCTAATGCAATTGTAAATCCATTTGTATTATTTAAATCACTTATATTATCAAATGTAGGTATGTTAGCAAACTGTTGCAAGTTTGGAGTATCAGCACTATCACCACCTGGTCCAGAAGTAATTACTTCTGGTGGTCCTCTAAATCTTACAATATCACCAGCAGCTCTTTGATGATCTTCCGAAAAAACATTTACATAAGTTGTTCCCGCATAAATAACAGATGTAAATGGATTTGAATTTAATAAAATTAAACTAGCTTTTGAAGCTGGTTGTGGTCTTGGATTAAATAAAGCTTGTGGATCTGAACCAACAGGTTTTGGGTCTAGTTGTGGTTGTTTAGCTTCAAATTCTGAATAGTGAACTAATGCACCATTCCATTCTCTAACCATTTCAGAATATGGAAATGCCATTCCTGATCTATCAGAAATTGCTAATGCGTGTTTACCTGATGCATATCCTCCGCCAGCCATTATACTCCATCTCCATAAAATGTTTGTGGTGAAATAAAAGTAGATGTTCCTTGATTGTCTGCATCAAGTGCTCTTAACAATTCACTTTCATATCTTCGTTCTAATTCTTGACTCATCTCTGGTGAATATTTTTGACTTAAATAATATGCAAGACCAGACATCATACAAGGATAGAATCTATTTACTACATCAGAAGTATTATTATATGCTCCAGCATCTTGAATTTTAGATAAGTAATAAAAACAAAATTGAAAACTACTTGGTGTAGTTGTACTTGATACACTTGAACTTGGTGTTGCATATAGAAATATACTTGGGTTTAATTTTCTTTCTACATAATATTGTGAAGGTGTGCCTTTAGTTAATTTATTTGGTGTTTGTGAATATTGTGATCTACTGATTTGTGTTAGTGCTATATCTTGTGGGGCTGTTGTATCAGAATTATTTCTGTAATAAGCTTCTAATATTGAATCCATATCTTGAGGAAAATTTTCTGAATCAGAAGCAAAATTATATTCTGCTTGTCCTTCAACTAATGGAACTTTAGCTAACTTTACTTTCCATAAATGAACACCTCTATTACCCCATTCTTGAAACATAATATTTAAAGAACGTCTTGCAGATCTTAATTGATAACCTGTTCTAGTTCCTCTAACACCTGTTCTCTCAAATGCTTCTTCTATTACTTCATCTATTTGTGGATTAAATTCTGTAGTTTCTGAAGTAGGTGAAATAGTTTGTGCAGTATTACCCATACCACTGTGAGCAGTACAATAATAAAATAATAGTGGAGCGCCAGTTGTTCTAACTGGTGCAACATTAATAGTTACACTTGCTCCTGCATTACCTGGAACTCCAGCTGTAGTTACACCTGTAGTATAAGCAACACCTGCTGGTGTTGCGTGAGTACCATTAGCAGTAGTTGAAAAAGCTAATTGATGAGTTAGGTTTGTACTATCTGATTGGTCGAAGATATAAGTATTGCCTTCTTGTAAATACAAGACAACATTAGCCTCTCCGTTAATATAAAATTTATTACCGGTACCGTATTGATTAGTTCCCGTTGCTACGGTTACTGTGTAAGTTATTGTAGCCACAATTTAATCCTACGTAAATGTTATAGTAACACCAGGTGTTGCAGTTAAATCTAAATAAATTCCGTCTTCAAATAAAATTCCAGAACCAGGAACATAAAAATCTATTCCCTCGTCTCCAAATTTAAATGTAGCTATTACAGTTCCAGCTGCTCCGCCAGATTTAAAAATTATACTAGAACTCGCTGCACCTTCCGCTTGAATTCCTGTTATTCTAGCTCTTTGTCCTAAAGGAACCATTTGTGCGTCTGCTGTTGCGTGGGCTACCTGTTGATCACTTGAGTATGATGCCATTTGTTTCTCCTGTTAAATTTTGTGTGGGCCGAAGCCCACACTCAATTAATTATTATAAATCTGCTGCGTCTTGAACAGAATTATTCTGTAGGTACATAACAGTAACTGTAGCTGCACCAGTTGTTGCGTCACCACTAGCACCTGTAAAATCAGCAAGAACTTGTATGTCAGTTGTACCAACATTAGTTGCTTCTGTATCTAAAGTACCGTGAGTAGTAGCTAAAGCTTTAACATTAGCTCCATTTATGAATGCATCTGCATCCGCTATTGTTCCAACTGAAACAGTTGCTGCACCACTATCATTATTTACTGTAGTAACGTTTAAAATTACATCTACTATTTGTGAATTTGCTGGAATTACTGCGCAAACTTGATTTAAATGTGAAGCACCAATAATGTCAACTTTTACTGATTGAGCCATTACAACTTGTCCAACATTTGCAATGTTAGTTCCAACTGTAGTTCCTGTAGTGTTTGAAATCGTTCCCGCTTTTATCGGTCCCGAAAATGTAGTATTTGCCATTTTATATTCCTCCTAGAATATCTGAATACTGTCCTCTAGGGTTGTCGACTATACGCGTCAGTATTCATCATTTATTTAATGTATAGTGGTTAGAATATATACTAGTTTTTAGTAGAGCGCAAGAGAGCCTGTAATGTGAAATGATTTTTCAACGATGTAGCTTTTTATTAAGTAGCTACAGAAACTTGGGGAACCGTTTCATTAACCTTATTATCTAAATGAGCTTTTTGTGCTTCAGCCATTTTAATATGGTTAATAACTTCTCTTACCTTATGATCTATTTTGACCATATTGAGAGTATATCTACCCTCGTTAAGATGCTCCTGTTCCCAGTTCAACTCCAAGGACCTTTTTTGTTTGTAAAGGTCTTCCAGATGTTTTTGCATCGATAACCTCCTCAAAAGTTATTCTATTTGTCTTGGAATCATAACTGTTTCCAAGATATTCCCATTTTATACTGTTATCTCCTAGTTTGTCAACTATTGAATTTTCTATAGATTCTGTAGTATCCGCAGGAGATTCTATTTCAAATCTTGCGTGATGGTCATAAGCCCAAATATTTATGAGGAATTTAGTCATTTTCTCACCCTATATTAAAAAAGGGGCCGAATTGTGTTCGGCCCCTAAATTTTATTGATTACGTTGCGTTTGAACCAAAGATACCTCTTGGATCAGAGAATCCAAAAACATATCTTTCTCTCGCTTTGTATCTAACGTTTCCAGTATCAAAGTCACCTTCCATTGAAGTTTTGATAGGTGATCTGCTGAAATGTTTAAGACCATTAGGCACATCAGTTTTGATGAAGAATTTCTTCGCAGCAGTTAAGTAGTTGTTTACTACATATCCACCAGAGATCATTCCCATATTTCTGATTGCGTTAATGTCATTGTCAGCTGTACCAGTTCTGCCTGCAGAATTCATAAGTCTGTCAGCAGTAAATTGAAGAGCTGAAGGAATTATTAATTTAACTCCTTGCGCCGCAATTTTTAGGCCTCTTTCATCAGTTAGTGCAGCAATGTCGATTAAAGACTGCTCTAAAGATGTTTCATTAAGTTCAGCAGCTACTGCTAACTCGTTTGAAAAAGTACCAGCTAATGTAGGGTGAGCATCAGAACAAAGTTCTACTCCATCACCGCCAACAAAGTTGTTGTCAAACGCGTTATTTAAAACCGCTGCGCCTTTAATGTTTTTTGTAGACGCCATAGATCTTGCTAAAGCTTTTGTATATCTAGACGCAAGTCTATCATACAAGTTGTCCTCAATCGCTTCTTCAGTGATTGCGAACGCTAAAGCGATCGTTTCGTTAGTATAACGAGCTGTGAAAGTTTCTTGTGCATCGTCGTAGCCAACCCCTTGACCTTCAGGTTTAACTGCCGCGTTTGCGAAACCAGCTAACATTACTTCCTCTTCGAAAGCTCTGTCTGATGATTCAGTGTCGAAAATTTCAGTCCACTGCTCGCCGTATTGTTTGTATTCCAGACCGAACAAAGCGTTCAAACCTGGCTCTAGTTCTTTAACTAGTTGTGCTCTTGATATTGCCATAGTTATTT